TGGCAGAAGTAGTATTAACAAACGCCAGTGTTGTTATTAACTCCGTCGATCTTTCAGCGCATATTACAAGTGTCGCTATTAATAGGTCATCGGACGCAGTTGAAACCACCAGCATGGGCGACACTAATAGAACATACACGGGCGGTTTAGAATCCGGCACACTGGACATCACGTTCAATCAAGATTTCGCTTCAGCGAAAGTTGAAGCCACGCTTTACCCGCTAGTTGGGACTTCAACCACTGTAGTGGTTAAGCCCGTAGCGTCAGCCGTTGCAGCTACCAACCCGTCTTATTCAATGTCTTGTTATGTTTCGGAATGGTCACCGCTAGACGGCAGCATCGGCGATTTATCAACCGCTAGTGTTTCCTGGACTATAAACGGGGCGATTACGAAAGCAACGAGCTGATAACATGCTTGGATCTGACATAAGGCTACAAATTACGCCAGCTAATTCAAGCGACGCGTATACAGTGTCAATCAGCCTAAAGACAGCGATCTCATTTGAAAGAGAATTTAAAACCACGCTAGCCGGTGCGTTCAGCGACAACCCCAGCATCGAACATATTTGCTGGCTGGCGTGGACTGCTACCCGTGAAAGTGGGCGAGTAGTTAAACTCTTTGACGAATGGGTAAGTACTGAAATTGATGATATTACACTTTTGGAGAGTGAGAAAGATTTTTTGGACAGCGACACACGGCATATTCAATCGCTAGGTTAGCGCTTATCACGGGGCAACCCGTAACGGATTTGCTGGAGTGTGACCCTTACATTATTAGGGCGCTGACAAAAGCACAAAATGATTTAGTGCGTGAGCAGGAACGAGCGAACAGGCGAAATGGTTAAACAACCGGTAAGCATAAAAACTCAAGGCATGAAAGTTTTAAGACGGCGTTTGAGTGTTTTAGATGCAGGTTTTGACGATTTGAAAGAACTGCACGAAGATGTTGCGAAAATAGTTGCTTTTAGGGCTAGCCAACTAGCGCCTATTGGAAAAACTAAAGAACTCAGAGACACGATAAGGGCTTCAGGAACCAAAACCGCCGGTAGGGTGCGCGCTGGTTTCAAAAGAGTCCCGTACGCCGGTCCCGTGCACTTCGGATGGGCTACACGCCCCGATTTTAATAAAGGATGGCAAGGCGGACCCATACTCCCCAACCCGTTCCTTTACGATGCTTTAGACGAACGCCATAACGAAGTATTTGAAACATATTTTAAGGGTGTTAAAAAAATACAGAAAAAAGCAGGGCTTTAAATGGCTAAAAAAACGAGCATCATTAACGTAGTAGTAGCCGGAGATAGCAAACCCTTACGCAACGCACTGGGTAAAGCCACCAAATCACTAGGCACAATGACCAAACAAATAGGTAAGTTTAGTTTGGCGGCAGGTGCAGCGTTCGCAGCAGTAGGCGCTAAATCCATAGGTTTAGCAGTAGATTTCGAAGAAAGCCTATCTAAGGCTAATCAAATATTTGGTGACGCAGCGAAAGGCATAGAAACCAGCGCCAAAGGCGCAGCCAGCGCCGTAGGATTATCACAAGCAGAGTTTTTAGAAGCAGCTAGCAGTTTCGGCGTATTCGGAAAAGCAGCAGGATTAACCGGCGACGATCTAAGCACGTTCAGCACTGACCTGGTAACACTCTCAGCAGATGTAGCTTCATTCAATAACTTGAAACCGGAAGATGCACTAGCGAAACTCAACGCAGGTTTACGGGGATCAGTTGAACCCCTGCAATCTATAGGCGTGTTAATGACGGCAGCAGCGGTAGAAGCTGAAGGCTTGAACATGGGTTTGATCGAGCAGGGTGAAAAGTTATCTGAAGGTCAGAAGATAATGGCACGGCATAGCCTTATCATGCAGCAACTAGGGTCGCAAGGAGCTACCGGCGATTTTGCCAGGACCAGTGAAGGGTTGGCGAATACGCAAAGAATTTTAAATGCCCGTTTGAAAAATCTGGGGATAACGTTGGGGCGTGTTTTGTTACCTATCGCCGAAAAAATGGCTGACTGGATAGGTAGATTAATAACTAAATTTGAAGAATGGACACCAGCTTTAAAAAACGCTGCTAATGCCGTTGTAGATTTCTTAACTCCGGTTAAAGAAGCCGTGCAACGATGGTTCCCGATACTAGCGAATTGGATGAAAAACGTTATAGCCGACAAGGTTATACCGGCGCTAGTAACCGCTTTCAATACAGTTAAAGACGTTATCACCGACAAAGTTATACCAGCGCTAAAGAGTATGTGGGACTGGTCAAAGGTGCAACTACCGGCAGCGTTTGACAAAACAAAAGAACATATTAAAGAACATAAAGAACTTTATGGGATGCTTGCCGGTGCTATAGGGGCTGTGGTCGTAGCATTAGTAGCATTTAAAGCAGGTGTAGCGATTAAAGCAGCAGTAGCAGGCTTGACCGCGGCAATAGGTTTAATGGGTATTTCTTTCGGAACGGCAGCGATTAGCGTAGCTGCCGTATCCGGTCCTTTAGTTATTATCGCCGGTGCTATAGCTGGTTTAATAGCGGTATCGCCAGAAGCACGCGAAGCCTTTGGAAAAATCTTAGACTGGATCATAGAAGATTTAGAAAAAACTATTGACATGTTCCAAACATTAATCGATTTAATCAGTATGGGTAGCGCTAATTTTAAAGAAAGCATGAGCGAATTTTTTGGCGGTGGCGAACCGCACACAATCGGAGGTCAAGAACAAAGAACAGGGGGAGCAGCCAAAACCCTGTTTGATGCTGCTAAAACAGTTAAAGGGTGGTTAGGACTAGCGGACGGTGGCATCGTCACCAGCCCAACTTTGGCGATGATAGCTGAAGGGGGCGAACCAGAAGCCGTTATTCCATTATCTAAAATGTCCAGTATGGGTACTACGAACATAACCGTGAACATGCCAGCAGGCGCAGACGGCAACGACATAGTAGCAGCCTTAGAAGCCTACGTTAGAAGAAACGGCAGCATACCACTAGCCACTAACACCCTAGTAAGAAAATGACTTGCTCCCACACATGGCAAATAGAATTTTTAGACGCAGCCGGAACTACTGATTTAACTAGCAGCGTACTAGGGTTCAGCATCCACCAAAACGCGGACATAGGACGCATGGCAACGTTCGGCGGTTACATAAGCTTAGATAACACGGGTAACCTTTTCACGCCGTCGGGTGGTGGAACCTACCAAAACTTTACATGGTTTAATAAAATCGTGAAAATATCGTGTGACATTAACGACGGTGCTACCACCACAGCGGCAGAAGTCGCTTACATGGTCGTTATAGACATGAACTTCACAGACGATGGCAGCAACGCCACGCTAATGCTAACACTAGCAGACCCGTTCACGTTCGCCGGTAGGGACGCAGTAACCGAGGTAGATGAAGCCAGCGTCAGTTACGGCACACTAGACGCAATCTCTCAGGATATTATTAACGGCGTGCCATCAGGCGTGGACGCGGTTCCTTTTCCTAAATTCGGGGCAACAAATTCAACAGTGTGCGCTATAAATAAACAGAATAACGTGGACCCAGCCGAAACCGCGGGCTACCCCATAGGCTATGCAGGGATCATAGACACGTTCGACGATGGCACAGCACGCGACTACATCAGTAACCAAGTCTTGCCAAGCGGACCTAGCATTTTATTTCCAACTACGGCAACGTATGACGGCAGCGCAGCCAAATGGACCCTAAACGCAGCGTATTTAAATCGTTTATTAACTAAAGAAACCGTTTCAAGCACGGATTATTACCGTTTATTTGAATTGACCGGCGATAAAACAGCGGACAAATTCCCAGTTAGAAACGTTTCAACCCAATACAACACGGTAGATACCGTTAACCAGGCACAAATACAAGGGAACTCACCGGCTAGCGGTTCCGGCGCTACGTTCGTTAATGACACGACCAGCCAAGACACTATGGGGATTAGAAGCGTAACCTACAGCAAAACTATCGGATGGGTTTGGGGTGGCGTTACCGACACGGAAAAAGCGAAAATAGGAAATTTTTGGATTAAACGTTTCGCTGAAGTGAAATTCACGGCGCAAACCGCCACGTTAACATTAGAAGCCATTGACGAACAAATGGATAGCAGCAGCCGACAAAACTACGCCGATTTTTTAAGCGTATCAACGTGTTTATGGTCAGTGGCTAGCGTCACTTTCACCCCGACGGGTTCAGGATCAGATAGCACCTACCAGAGTGTCATTACCGGCAGGCAAATACATGTCACGCCTACTAGCAGCACGATAACGTTAAGACTGGCTACAGCTAATGATAACCAGAGTTTGACGTTAGATAATGCTAATATCGGTGTACTAGGCACGAATAGAGTAGGGTGAGAATATGGGGAACATTGATTTTAGCGCAGGCGCTGTATTAACAGCGGCACAGTTAAACGACATCGGCGAATGGAAAAGCTGGACCCCGACATTTACAAACTGGACTAAAGGTAACGCGACGGTAGACGCTAAATATATGCAAGTAGGAGAAACCATTTACTATCAATTCTACTATTTAGGGCAATCGACAAGCGCTTACACTACTGGGGGTATGAGGTTTAGTCTCCCAGTTACAGAATCAACAGGATTAAACTACCAACCCACGGGCGTGGGGTGGGCTAGACCTAATACAGCCGGAACAATATACTCTATTTTTGGCTTAGAAATCGCTGGTAATATCGTTATGTACTCGCAGAAAACAACGCTAGATTTTACTTTTAATGATGTGCTTGATAGCGCAACTCCGGCAACGTGGCAAACGTCCGGCAGTTACGCAGATATATTCCTACAGGGCTGGTATAAATCCGTATGAAAGTGACGACAACTAACGGATTTCCAGACGCAACAGACGAAACGAAAATCATTTTTATGAGGTCAAAGCGCGACGGGTTACTCTCTGGATCAGACTGGACACAACTAGCCGATAGCCCACTAACAGACAGCAAAAAACAAGAATGGGCTACATATCGACAAGCATTACGCGATTTTCCCGATGGGTGGACACCAGCCGACACCGCTGAGTTTCCAAAGGAACCAACATAATGGCGATACCTACCGTAGGCAGTTGGGTAAGGATGAAAGAAATCCACCCCAAAATGATCGAACGCTTAGAACATTTCTTTAACGATCCACGCATTAAAGGAAAAGTGAAAGTAGTCAGCGGATGCAGAACATACGCCCAACAGAAAGAACTATATAGGCGTTACAAGGCAGGCACGGGAAATTTGGCAGCTAACCCAGACCGCACCTTCGGACCGTCAGGCAAATTCAGGGGATCATGGCATTTAGAACAAAAAGATGGTTTCGCCTACGCCGTTGATTTTCGGGTAGTGGGCAAAATAAGCACCAGCCAAGTTAATAAAATCGCAGCAGAATACGGTTTAGTTAAAACAGTGCCTTCGGAATGGTGGCATCATCAGGCATACGGGTACGATTACACGACCAAAAAGTACGGGTGGTTCGCAGCGCCAGCGATGAAAGGCAAAGAAAATAAAAGCCTTACCAGGGTGAAAGCGCCAGCACCGCTGAAACAACCAGCACCCCAAAACATGCCGTTAGTTAAACGGGGCAGCAGGGGCGCACATGTTAAAGCAATGCAAAAAAAACTTACTGCGTTAGGGTTTAGGGTTTCTAAAAACCCGAAGTATTCAGGCATAGACGGCATAGCCGGATCGCTTACCATCGCAGCGCTTAAACGGTTCCAAAAAAGCCGTAAACTAGTCGCAGATGGTTTATGCGGTAAGAACACATGGAAAGCGTTAGGGTGGAAATGATCGATTATAAAGACTTATTAGAAAGAGTGGCTAGCACATTCATACAGGCAACGGCAGGCATGATCGCCGTAGACCAAATAGTAGACATGGGCGCAGCAGAATGGAAACTAATACTAGGGGCAGGTGGCGCAGCCGTTCTCAGCATGTTAAAAGGCTACTTCGCTGCACGTTTCACCGGTGACAATAGTTGCAGTTTACTAGCAGGAAAAAACAAGGATTCCGAATTGGCTACAATGTACGGTGAAGAAATCTAAACCGTTCTATACGCTAGCGAAATGCGGACTAGTAGCCACACTACTACTGGCATGGGTAGTACCGGCACACGCCAACACCGCTACCTGTAACGTAAACGAAAACGGTTTACTGGTTTGCAACATAAATGTAACAGACGGCAACGGCGTAGATTTAACCTTTACCATAATTGAAGAAACCACCGTAACACTAACCACACACACCAGCCTGACATGTCCTACGCATAGCGCTGAAAGCATATACGCAGACCCCTACATTATTATTTTCGATGACCAGGACAATGTTTTATTTGAGGATGACGACAGCGCCCCTTTTAACGATGGGGTAAATAATTTTTGTTGGGATGCTTACCTTTCGGTTACGTTGCAATCAGGTGATTACCGTTTGAACGCCAACA